TGAAGGCTAGAAGCGAATGGATGAAGGGCAGTGGTAATCCTCAGTACGGAAAACACTGGGGACAATTAGAAGGAAATCCTAATTGGAAAGGCGGAAAGTCTTTTGAAGAATATCCTAAAGAATTTACCATTTCTCTAAAACTGAAAATCAGAGAAAGAGATAACTTCAAATGTAGAATGTGTAGTTGTCCAGAAAAAGAAAATGCTACAGTGTTGTCTGTGCATCATATTAATTACAATAAGTATGACCAAACGGAAGATAATTTAATATCCCTCTGCAAGTCTTGTCACACAAAGACAAACTTTAGTAGAGAGGATTGGACAATATACTTCTACGAGGAGGTGTTGCCAAATGTCCCCAAAGAAAGCATTAGTTATTAGAACTGGGGCTTACTGAACGGAGATATGATCATTCTATCTCCATTATTTAGAGCTCTAAAAGAACAAGGATACAAAACATATTTGAATTGTGGCAAGCGAGGGATTGAAGTTCTAAAGAACAACCCTTATATTGATGAGATCATTGAATATGAAAAAGAAGGTATTAATGATCCAGATATTGATAAGTATTGGGATGAACTCAAAGATAAAATTAAACCTGATTGGTTTAAAAACTTTAGTGAGAGCATTGAAGTAAATGTAGCTCTTCATCCTAGAAGTCCATCATATATCTACCCTAAAAAAGAGCGAAACAAAAGAGGATGCAAGAATTATTATGATGCGACAGAGGAATGGAGTGGTATCTCATTCCCACAGAAGAATCCAGATTTGTTCATTGACAAAGATGAGGAAGAATCAGTAGCTAAGTATCTCAAGAAAGGCACTAACCTATTATGGTGTTTATCTGGAAGTGGATCCAATAAAGTGTATCCTTGGACAGATTATATAATAGGTGATCTTCTAGCGAAATATAAAGATCTGAATATCATTACAGTAGGTAATGAGAAATGTCAGATTATAGAGACTCTAGAAGATAGTAGAATTACTCCATTGGCAGGAAAAATTTCCTTTCGAGAAACAATTGTGCTGACAAAGTTAGTAGATTTGGTAGTATCTCCAGATACTGGAGTGTTACACGCCTCAGGTGCCTTTAAAACGTCAAAAATAGGCATCCTAGGTCACACTACCATAGAGAATATTACTAAATACTTTATGAACGACCATTCGTTAAATGCTGATGAAGATTTATGCGAATGTGCACCTTGTCACAGATTGATTTATGATCACAAAATACAATGTCCATTAGATAATTTAACAGGTGCTTGTTGGTGTATGGCTTTTGGTCAACCAGCAGATAGATTATTAAAAAGAATAACGGAGGTAATAGATGGAATTAGGTCAGGTAGTACATCCAACTAAGTGTCCACTTTGTGGAAGACCTACAGCTTATGCTAAAAGCGTAAGTGAATCAAAAGATCCTAAAGATGCAGCTCTATGGTTTTTCTGCTCATGCGGTATAGCATTTCAGAAAGAACCACCAAAGAAGAAACTAAAGGATCAGAAGTATATTGACGCTCATTATAAACTAAAGGAATTTGATCTCGTTGGACATCATGCAGCTAGACAATATTCTCCATTAATTGAAGAATTAACTTATGGTAGGAAAATGCTTGATGTTGGGTTTGCAGTACCTAACAATATGGATTATCTTAAAGAAAGAGGTTGGATCACTTTTGGAATAGAAAATAATGTTGATACTGTAGAGACAGATAGGATTTTTAAAGATGACTATGAAACCACAGAGAAACTCTACCAGAAGACTTATGATCTTGTTTGGATGGGGTTCGTACTACAACAATTCAGAAATCCTATCGGAGCACTGCAAAGAGCTTATGATATATTGCAAGATGATGGAGTATTGCTCATTACAACGCCTGATATAGATTTCTTGTATAACAAAACAGGTGAAAGTTTTCCTCATTGGAAAAAAGGTGAGAATTATATTATGTGGAGTGAAAGAGCTTTATGCAGAGAATTAGAAAAGATTGGTTTTAATATTATTATGAAGAGAAGAAATTACTACCAAAGATTTGGATATGTTTACGACGTACATATTATAGCACAGAAAATATTTTATTAAGGAGAAAAAATGCTGTTACCATTCACAGAATTACAAAGACAAGTCCAAGCAAAGATACAGAATACAGATACTGGTATATCAAACGCCAATGACTTAACGCCAAAGGTTAAAGATTGGATAAATACTATATATACTAGAATATATAGATCTTTTCCTTGGAGAGAATCGATAGATAGTTATGATCTAACTCTAACAGCTAGCACTGCTGAATATGTATTTGATCGTGATGTTGGTAAAGTAATTACTATTTTTGATAAGACTAATGCAAGAGTAGTCGAAGAAGACACTATTGAAAATCATAACAGAGAACATGCAGTAGATCTAGATAAGGTTGGAAATATCATCTCTGATAATCCAACTCGTTATAGACTAACAGGAACATATACAGTAAAAAATTCTATTGGATCAACTGGAGAAACTATCGATATTGTTTCTACAAGTGCATTAGATATAACTCCTAATGTAGTAAGAATTGAAGGCTTTGTTGGTGGGGTAGAAATTGGAGAAAATGTTACTTTAACAGGAACATCTGCAGCAACCTCTACTAATACTTTTGACGCTGATCAAAGAGTACGAGTAAGTATAGCAACTGATGATGGAACAAGAAAAGATGTCGTAGGAAAAATTACTATTGATGGAACAACTTCCTCGACGACATACGCAGAAATATCTCCTGCTGAATATGCTCATGCTTATCAATGGTTCAAAGTATCACCTACCCCTAAAGCAAGTGGAACACAACCTACATGGGAGATTACATACCAAAAACAATTCAGGAGATTAGACGATAGTCAAGACATTCCTATATTTGATTGTTGTATAGAATTAATACAAGGAGCTTTTGCTGATGCTCTTAAAGAAGATGGTTTAGAACAAGAAGGAAATATAGCTGAACAAAAGTTTATTACTATGGTTAAAGAATTACAACAATCTAGAAAATCAAATACTAGAATAGAACAATTCAAACCAGTAGAAAATAAACATACGTTCCCAATAATAACACCTTATAATTGGTTACCATGATGCCAATAGTACGCGAGAAGAAAAAAATTAGAGTACAGTCTTTTAACGGTGGAGAAGATTCAACTTCTGAACCAGCCTTAGTAAAGACTCCTTTTGTTTCACTTGTAAGAAATGCTAATATAAAAGAAGCAGGAAAAGCAGAAATGCGCTTAGGATATACACCTATAGGTGAAACTCCTGATACTCTTATAGCTCAATGGTCTTTCTTTGCTAGTGATGCAGATGATGACATAGGAACAAATGATGGTACTGAAACTTCTATCACTTATTCTGATGGAAAGTTTGGAAAAGCAGCAGTATTTAATGGAACAACTTCTTCTATCGTTGTAGATGCAGATACTACAATAGATGCTGTTGATATGGTAGACTTTGCTATTACTGTTTGGGTATATATAGAGTCTGATGGAGAAAATAATGTAGGTGCTATCTTTGATAAAGTAGGAACTACTACAGCAGGATATAGAGCTTGGACTCATAGCGAAACTGCTGATACTGTAAAACTTTCCTTCGAAGTTCAACACGCAACAACAGACGCTTTGGTTGTTACTTCAACCACAGTTCCTATAGATACATTAACTAAATTAGAATTTCATAGTAATGCAGATGACTCATTAGATATAATGATTGATGGAGTTGTTGCCTCTTATTCAACAGATACTGCTGGTGTTGGAGCAAAATCAGATGATTCTGCTAATGACTTATATATTGGTAATAAGGCAGCTGGAACAGCTGCTTATGAAGGAACATTACAGCTTCTAAGTATTTATGATGGGACTAGAACTGCTGATGAATACGAACAAGATTCTGTTAAAGGATTAACTCATTATAAAGTAGGATCAACTATAGATAGAATTTATCGCATTAGAGACAAAGATCTAGAAAGACTAGATGATGACTATGACACGTGGACAACTATTGATGCTGGTTTTACAGCAGATAAAACAACTAACTTTGTTCAAGCAAAAGATATATTGTTTATACTGAATGGAACTGATAATGTTCACTCAATGGATTCTTCAGAGTCTATTACAGATGAAGGTGATACTAATACAGATCCTCCTAAAACAACTTTAGGTGCTTGGGCACAAAACAATAGATTGTTCTTAGCTGGATCTCTAACAGAAAGTGAAAGAGATTATGTATGGTTCTCAGATACATTTGATCCGCAAACTTATGATAGATCAGTTAATGTATTCAAAGTACGATCAGGTACAGCTGGAAAAGTTACATGGTTAGAACCTTTTAAATTGAATGAACTTATTGTTTATAAAGAAGACTCTGTATTTGCATTAAATATGACAGGTGCGACTCCACTATCTGATTGGACACTGCAACCAGTAAATACTACAATAGGATGTAAAGCTGGAAGAACTGTTCAAGATATTGGTAATGACCAAGTATTTTTAGACAATAATAACTTTGTTAGATTATTATCTAGAACGACATTTGATAAATTACAAACATCAGTTATATCTGCTCCAATACAATCTACACTAGATACTATTAATACAGATGCAATAAATACTTCTTGTTCAGCATTTGTCAATGGAAAATATTACTTAGCAATCCCAACAGGAACGAATACAACTCCTAATGTTGTTTTAATATGGGATACTGAAGCATCTAGATTAACAGGTAATCCTGCTAGTGGATGGAGTGTAATTCCTACTGGGTTATGGTATCCTTCTGATTTCACTAGCTTTGAATTTGGAGATAATATAGAAACTTTAGTTTTCTCAGAAGGTAGAGCATTGTCACTATGTTACAAAGTAAGTGGTAATTTAGATTATGGAAAAACAATAACTATGGATGTTGCTGGTCCAACACATGATATGAGCAACAGAGCAACAGATAAAATATGGGGACCTTTACATGTAGTTTGGGATGCAGGAGAAAATGTTACTGCAGAAATGTTTGCAGATATAAATGGAGAAGGGTTCATTTCTTTGGGTACTATTTCTCTTGTAGGAGATGCACCAGTTCTCCCCATAAACTTACCATTTACTCTGAGTGCATCCGATAAAGCAACACAACTCTTCACTATTAGACAAATAGGTAGAGGAAAAACTTGTCGTATTAAAGGTAAGCTTTCTACTTACAATAATACAGCTACATTTGTAGAATACGAATTGTGGGGAGAAGAAAGGATTCCAAGAGCATGAAAGAACTAAGTTATACAAATCACAAAGATATACCGAGACATGTAAAAGTTAAAAATGCGGTACTCATTAGAGACTTCTCAATAAAAACAAAAGGTTTAAAATGTGAATGTTCCGTTGAGGTTTATAACGAAGGCGATAAACTTAAAGAAGCAGACACAATAGGAATAACAATGTGTTACCCAAATGCGAAAAGTCCAACGCATGTATCAACTAAAATAGTTCCAGTTAAAATAGGTACTAAAGAATTCGGAAAACAAGTTAAATCTTTAGAGAAAGAACTATTAAAGAAAGTGAACTAAAATGGGCATAATTTCAGTAACAACAATCACTTCAGAAAATGAGAAGATCACCAAGACTACATTAAATGGTCTTGCTGCTAATCTATTAACAGAATTTAATGGTAATATAGATAATAACAATATTAAAGCTACTGCTGCGATTGCTGCTACAAAACTAGATTTAGGAACAATAGCAGAAGAAGTTACATTCTCTATATTTCCTATTACTCCTAGTGCAGCACCAGACGCTAATTATGAAGTTGCTAATAAAAAATATGTAGATGATCAAATCACTAGCGAAGATTTTTGGGATAGAGCATCGACTACTTTGTCTCCAAATACAGCTAATGACAACTTAGATATGGGCAGTGGTAATATACTTACTACTGGAGATGTTGGTGCAACTGGATCAAAAATTACAAAAGGATGGTTTACAAACTTAGCAGTAACTAATGCTATCGCTGGAAGTGTGACTGGAGCATCAACAAGTTGCTCTGGACAAGCTGCAACAGTAGCAATTATCGCAGGACTAGCTCCTAATACTGCAACAACTCAAGCAACTCAAGCATCAATAACAACATGCTCAAATTTAACGACAGTAGGAGCTTTAAACGCTGGATCCATAACATCAGGGTTTACAAGTATAGATGTAGGAGTAGGTACAATAGATGGTGGTATTATTACAGCAGACACTAATTTTGCTGGTGCATTAACTGGAAACGTAACTGGAGATGCTAGTGGTTCTTCAGGTTCTTGTACTGGTAATTCAGCGACTGTCACAAATGCAACATTAACAACTGCTCTTACTGTCAACACTGGTACTTTGACTTTAACTGCAGATGCAGGTAATGATTCTGTGTTGACTATAGGTGGAGGTGCAGTATCAGTTTCTGGATCGAATACAGGAGACAATACTGTTTGTACTTCTGGAGATGCTACAACAGCAGAAACATTAAAGACAGCAAGAGCTATCAATGGAGTTGATTTCAATGGATCAGCAGCCATTACAGTTACTGCAGCAGCAGGGACTCTAAGTGGTGATACTATTAAATCAACTGTTACAGCTTCTTCGTTAATATCGCTAGGAACAATAACTTCTTTAGTCGCAACAACTGCAGATATAAATGCAGGAACAGTAGACGCTACAATTGGTGGAACAACACCTGCAGCTATAACTGGCACAGTGGTAGAGGCTGGGACATCACTTGCTATTACTGGAACTGGAGATGACGGTGTGGTAGCAACTGGGATAAAAGATGAAGATGATATGACTTCTAACTCTGCTACACATTTATCAACTCAACAAAGTATTAAAAAATATGTTGATGATCAAGTGCAATCCAAATCATTTATTCTTACAAACCCAACTGCTGCTTCTGATGGACCAATTTGGAGAGTACCTTCTGCTATTACAATAACAGCAATTCATGTGCTATGCACAGATGGAACGAATATTGTAGGGCAGCTATGGGAATATGATGCTAATGGAGCTAATGGCTCTACAGTAGATGCTGACATAACAGGAACAGCAGGAACGAATGTGAATGATGATGGATCTATCAGTAATCCATCAATAGATGCTAATGATTACTTAGGGTGGGTAACAACATCAGTTTCAGGTGATCCAACTAAAGTAATTGTAACCTTCGAATATACAAAGGCTTAATAATGGCAGATATAACGCTCGACATGATGGAATATAGTTCTGATGCTTTAGCTCAGGCTGCTTATAAATGTAGTGCAGACCCATCTATTTGGAACTTA